CCCCTTGGTCACGTCGGCCGAACCGGGGATCTTGTTGGCCGAGAAGACAGGGACCGCCCACGAGCAGAAGTTGAAGCGGGTTCCGTACTTGTGCTCCGCACCGATCATGTCTTCACCAGTCAGGGCCTTGAACATGTTCGTCTCGGTCTGGAATGTTGATTCGATGTCACCTGCAACGTTCGCAATCTTGCCGAACAGATTGATGGCGGAGAACTTCGAGATGTTCAGCGACGTCAGGGATTCAGTCGAGACGTTCGACGCTCCCAGCATTGCGACCAGAACGCGTAGCAGCGTGCCCTTCCCTTCGCCACCTTCGCCGGTCAGAAGGAACGCGCGCTGTCGTGGATTGCCCGAGTAGAGTAGGTACCCGATCATCTGCCAGCACAGTTCGGCGTAGTCGGGAGTGAGCGCGTCCGTGATGAACTTGTCGAAGTTCGGACATTCGTCCTCGTCCGACCAGTCCCACGGGAACTGCACGGTGGAGAAGTAGCCGGGGTCGTGCGGTTCGAGCCTTCCGGTGCGCCAGTTGTACATACCGTTGCGACAGTTGAAGTAGTCGGGTACCGGATCGCATTCGATCTGGTACGCACGAGATCCCACTACGTCTTCGCAGTTGGCCGCGTGGGCCTGCCGGTAACGCGGACCCAGCAGCGCGACGCATCTATTTTTCACGACCTTTCGTGCGGGACGCCACACACCATCCTGGTACTCCCAGAAGTGACCGTCTCGTCCGAGCGCGATGGGACCGATGTCCATCACATCTTCTGCGAGCATCTGGACGTCGATGCCCGCGCTCTTGTCCTGGAAGTACTTGTCCGGATCCGGCTTCAGAAGTCCGAGAGGATCCGGATCGAGTCCGTCTGATCGAGGGGCCACAGCCTTCTTCGGCGAACGCTCCGAACGTATCCGCTCGTCCCGGGCTGCGAGTCGCTCTTCCATTTCCTTACGTCGTGCGGCCACGTCGATTGTCTCAGCCTGAGCCACGGCCCACGCGATGATGCTCTTGAACTCCGCCTGGGGAAACCGGCCGGGCGTTCCCTTCAATCGATGCGAGAACAACACGTACAGTTCGTTGGCCGCCTCCCGCCCGTTGTAGAAGCCCATCAGCGCTTCACGCATCAACTGACACGAGATCTTCACGGCGGTGTCGTGACGGGACGCGCCGTCCTCATCCACTTCCTTGATGAACTGACGCAGCGGGCCCTTGCTGAGATTCTCGTTGTCGCTTCCGGTGCACTTATCCCAGAACGCGGTGATCCGCTCGTCACTCGCGGGGCCGACCTCTTCCTTCGAGGCGTCCACCGACGGGAGCGCGGCATCCAGTTCCGAAGTGAGGGGCAGCACCTCGCCCCACGTTTCCCAGCGGTACAGACCGCCAGCGCTCTCGTGCTGCGTCGGTTCCACGACGATGATGCCGTTATTGCCGCGCACTTCGCCCCAACCGGATCCGAGGCTGCCGTGGCCGTTGCCGAGCACCCGATCCGTTGGCTGGAGCATCAGGTAGTGGCCCCGGCCCGGCTCGTCCGGCCGGGTCGACTGGTACGGCACGCGGGCCTCGCGGTCCTCGACCGGGTCGTTCCAGTTCTTCCAGAGAGCGCGCGCGAGCACCTCGGGAACCAGTTCGGGGTGGTCCACGTCGAAGATGACCGCACCGGACCGTCCCGCGTGCAGGAAGATGCCGTTGACGCTGGCCTGGTAGGAACCGGCCAGCCAGTCGACGATCACCTCGGAGTCGTTCGAGGTGCGCGTCTGCCACTGCTTCCCGAGTACGCTGCCGGGGTTCTTGGCGTCGACCCGCTTGCCGTTCGGTCCCGGGTCGCCCATCTTGATGGGGCCCACGTACGCGCCACCTTGGGCGTACAGCAGGGCCGCCCGGAGCAGATCCGCGTCGTCAGGGATCTGGGGGATGGAGAGCGCGCTCATCCGCGCACTACATGTTGTGGGTTGCTTGTCCGGGGTGCACAACGCGTTGTAATGTGATGCATGGTGACCGCTCCTCACGCTGCCCCGGCCTGTTCGCAGCAGGTACGGGGCAGCACCTTTTGAGCCAGGTAAGGGGACTCGAAGGTTACGCTGCGCCCCCCGCCGGAGGCACGGGAACCTAGCCCTTGACCTGCGGCTCTTCGTGATCTACGGCTGGCTCCTCCCCGTCCACCAGGCCGAACCTCTCGTCGATCGCGCGGCGGAGCACCTCCGCCATGGAAGAGCGCCGCCTGGCGGCCTCGCGGGTCATGTGAGCCTTCTGCGTCGCGGTGCCCACGAAGGCGAACTGCACGGTGTACTTCTGCTCGACGGCCATGTAGATCCTCGGTGACTCTCGGTGGGCAGCGCGGGGGCTGGTCCCGCCCAGAGTAGTTGACGTCTAGTGAGGTCGTCAACTACTCTTAGTCAACTGGACATCGAGGCAGGAGCAATCATGAAGTGTCCTGGTGGCTGCGATTTCGACCTGCCGGACGACATCCTGACGAGGTGCGTCCCGTGCGCCCGCAGGGTGGAGAACGTGTGCGAACACGCGGGATGCACCCGGGAAGTGTGGATCCAGAACGCGGTTCCCATGGTGGACCGACCAATCCACAGATTCTGCTTCGAACATCGGAACGAGGGACTTCATGGCGCGACAGCGACCCAGTGATCCATTTCTCGCACAGTACAACGGACCGTGCGAAGGATGCGGGGGAGAGATCGAGGCCGGTGACGAAATCGTGATGTGGAAGGGCAGGGCCCACCACAACGACGAGGATTGCTGCGACGGTCTCGCGGAACCTGACCCGCAGCCCTACGACAGCAGCGGGCCGAGGGACAGGTGGACATGAGCGACGAGATCGCACGCGTCAGTGAGGTTTCCCAACGCGGCGGACCGAGATCGTACATCCGTGGGGACGGTTTCCAGATCGTCCAGGGCATTACGATGGTGAACATCGTGGTACGCGTCGGTCCACACGTGAGTACCACCAAGGTGGTGGGCTTCGACATGGAGGCCGCCATGATGGCCAACTGGGACAACGTCGAACTGCCCGGGGGTAAGATCGAGAGACTCGGCGCGCTCCAGTTCGGAATCCGGGGGGCCAGTCACATCACATCCGGGACCGTCTTCACCTTCTCGAATGCGGAGAGCGACTGGTGAAGTCCGCCAAGTGTAATCTCGACGGACGGCCAATCAATCCACACGATCAGACGCAGATCGATCGATTCAAGCAGTTCCTGTTGATGACTGACGAAGAGCGACGCAACGCAGTCAAGAACGATCCGGAGTGGCGCAAGTGGCTCGGGATCAAGGAGAACTAGAAGCATTAAGCCGTGAGATGACAGATGCTCACGGTTGCCTATCGAAAGGGAAGTCATGAAGCGCAAGTTCTCCGCCCTCCTTCTGATGCTGGCGGTACTGGTCGGGGTGGGCGGCATCGGTATCGGCACGGCGGCTGCGGCGCCGAGCATCACTCAGGACGGCCACTGGTACACCAGCACCCAGTTCCCGGGCGGCATCGGGGCGCAGGTGCAGTACGAGGTCACGCACTCGGGCGGACTCAAGGGCCGGGTGAGTGGGTACTCGGCGTACGTGACCGACGGAAGTTGCTTCCAGGCGGGCGTGCTCCAGGAACTGAACACCTCGAACGTGGTGGTCCAGCAGTTGAACCTGTCGTGGTCCGGCTGCAAGCACAGCGTCTCACTGGCCAACTCCACGTCGTTCGCGTGGATGAATGACAATCCGGTCGGTGGCCTGCACGCAGTGCTGTCGCTGCAGACCACCAGCACCGGCGGCGCGGCCACCTGGGTCATCGCGGGCTGACGTCCTCCAGCAGGGACGCGCAACGTGCATCCAGACGAGAAGCACGTTGCGCGTCCCGTCCCTTCGAGCGGAATCGAGAAGTCTGATGGCTGAAGCGACCGTCACGAGTGAACAGACCATCTGGGGCAACATCAGTGCGGGTGATGTTGTCGAAGGCTCGAACAACTCGCTCTGGTCCGTGACCGCGCGCGGGACGGACGGAAGTGCCACCGTGATGAACGTAATCACGGGAAAGACGGTCACCCAGAGCCCGCCGGACGACAAGCCGGTGGTCCGAGTCGCGAAGGCTCAGCACGCGCTCAGCATGGCGCGGGCTCTTACCAAGGTGATGTTGGGCGGCGAGGAACTGGGGACGCGCGAGCGCAAGAACGGGCAGAACCAATGGTTGTGCCCGGTCGACTACGCGCACCCGGGCGCCATGGCGTCACACCTTCTGATCTGGCACAGCATTTTCGGTGGCACCGTTGCCGGTCGGCCCCTGGAGGAACTGCGGGCGCTCCACGCTGCCGTGCACACTCCGGAAGGAAATGCGGGCGGCTACACCGAACATGTGCACACCCCAGACTACCTGGCACAGACCTCGTGAAGTGCAACGTCTACGAATGCCGTGATCGGGCCCGATACTGCTGGGCGGTATGGTATCCGGAATTAACGCCATTCGAAATCCTGCCACCACTTGTGTGGTTCTCGGACGTCGTGCTGTGCGGAACTCACAACGCTGGGCCGTGGCCATTCCCCATGACCCCGGTGCGCTACTTTCGAGGAAGATGTACGACACGTCCGACGTGAAGCGCACCGACGGGGGACGAACCTCGGGAGTAGTGGGCACTCAACCTGGGGTTGCATCGCTTGATCGGGGAGAGTAGCGATACGTCACGTGTGCGGCGTGTCACGTCCCCCGTCGGTGGCTTGCTCATCATGCACCATTCAGCGGATGAGGGCCAAGTCGGCCAGCACGTACACCTGGGTCGGGATGTTCCGGGTCGGCTCCTGGGCCAGCCTGATCGTCTGCCACGTACCGCTCCGCAGTGATCTACTGTCGTCCTCCGCGAACATCGGGAGGCCGACCAGGAGATCCGGCTTGATCGGATTAACCGTCGTGGGTAGTCCGAGAACCAACTCTCCCAGCAGTACCAGGTTGCGATCTCGGTACGTTGATCCGCGATCCATCGACACGACTTCGACGTTCCTGTTCGTGGCGATGGCCGAGAGCCAGTACCGGTCGACTCGCGATCGATCCCGAGGCACGACGATCCGCTGCTTGGCCATCGGACGCCGAGCCGAGATCAGCGTGGCAATCATCTGGTCGACACCCACACATGCTCCGGTGACGAACAGATCTGCGCTGATCCTGTCGATAAATTCTTCGATCGCATCAATACATGCCGGTGGAACGTCCCTAGACCCCGTGAATGCTACTGTTGTCACTAGTTGCTCCTTGCGTCGGTGGGGTTCCGTACAGCATCAGCAAGGAGGTGAGAGCCGCGCCGACAGCGGCGTAGGCCACACGATCCCAGTGGTTGTACCCCCAGAACTGCTCGGGCACATTCGCGATCAGGGACGCCGCCACGGCGGAGGCGATACGCAGGGCGCTCGCCAGCCATCCGGTGATGTTGTCCTCGAACGGTGCGAGGGCCAGCGCCTTGACGATGGTCCACGCGAACACGTACAGCGCCGACAGCGCAAGATCGCGCCATCCAGTCTTCGCGCCGCTGACGGCCAGCACGGTCAGGAGCGGGATGAGTGCCTGGATCAGATTGCGCAGAATGCGCTCGACCAGGTCGCGGATCCATTGGTTAGCCATGGAACCGATTGTGCTCCTCGAACGGTTCAGTCCGAGCAGTTCCGTCATCCTGTGACGGTAGTCGACGAGTCCACCAGTCGTCAACTACTCGTTCATCACTCGAATGCTCCAGCACGGTGGGGCAGGTGGGGCTGCCCCTCCCTACTCTGGATCGCGCGTACAGGGGAAAGTATGGAACGACCTGCCCTACCTGCCCCCTTGATCAAAGTTGGAACGTGGGAAGATCATTCCAAGTCTCGTGGTCCGGAGCCGGGACCGCTCGGGTGGCCGCCTCCGCCGTGGCGAGCGCCTTCCGGAGGTGGTTGTGCTCGTCGATCATCCCCATCAGGAGTTCCATGGTCACGAGTACGTAGTCCCTCGCGCAGTCGTACGCGCCTTCGCCCAGGTCGATCGTGACCATGCCGTTGCGGTCCTTGACGAAGGCCGGGTCGCGCATTGGAGCGTGCGGCCGGGTGCATGGGGTCACCGGCATCCGGGGCAGGCGATCGGTCACTGCCAGGCCGCCAGCCACGTCTGGGGCCCGATGAGGCCGTCAACGGAAAGGTGGTGGGATGTCTGGACCCGGCGCGCGGAAGCCGCCGTGAGCGAGCCGTACAGGCCGTCTCCGAGCAGGCCTCGCTTGGCCTGCCAGATGGCCAGGTCGGCGCGGTGGCTGTAGAAGCCGGACACGGACGTGGCCGGGCCGGAGCGCGGGCCGAAGTAGTAGCCGCGCGGGAGCGGGAAGGCGGGAGCCGACGAACCGATCGCGCCGGGAAGGGGCTTCGCGGTCTTCCAGAGAACAGTCATTCCCGCCAGGATCGTACCGGGGCAGTCGGTGTTGAAGAAATGCCGGTGCGGTTCCACGTCCAGACCGCCGCCACGTCGGCGGAACTCCTGGATCAGTTTCTCGAATGCGGTCATGACGTCGCCGGTCGGGGACCCGTCGCTGTCGCCACCCATCCAGCAGGTCGCGAGGTAACGGTCATTGCCGTCGTTGGTTCCGTTCGCGGCCGAACGGACTCCCCATCCTCGTCCCACCATGACAATCGCATGCTGGCAGATGACCCAGTTGTAGGCCAGGTCGGACCAGCCCTTGTCGTCCATGTGGAACGCCTGCCAGGAACGCAGCCGTGCGCGGCAGACGGAATGAGCGGTGTGCGGCTCGATACCCTGGTGATCGCCTGCCCAGTGGACGGCCATGCCGCCCCGCTGCGGCCACACGTTGGTGCCGACGTGCCTCGGGGCACGTAGTCCGGTGGTTGCCCGAGACTCCAGGATGAGGCTCACGCTGGGCCCACCGCGCACCCCGCGTCCGACGGTTCGCCCGAGTAGCCCCGGGGTACCTCGGGCGGCACGTCCGCGAACAGGTCCGGCGGGAGGTTGACCACGTCCACCGGTGGCTCGATCGGCTGCTGGCTCATAGGGGGGCGTTCCAATCCTCGACGTGGACTCCGCTGCGCAGCAGCAGGCCGGTCAGGTAGTCGACCCGTCGACCATACGCCGTGATGACCTGGTCCTGCTTCTGAACCCTCTGCCGGAGGTCGGCGATGTCGGTCCGCATGCCCGCCATCAGGATGTTCGCGGTGGCGATCGTCGTGCTCTCCGCGTCGGCGCTCACCTTGCGTCGGTTGGTCCACGCGTTGATGATCGCCACCATGACCCCGCCCCCCAGGAGTCCTCCGACGATCTGCGCGAGACCCGTCAGAGATCCGTTCATGGGACATCCCGTAATCCCAGCAGCGTTGCGGAGACCGCGAGGGCGAAAGCGAAAGTGACGGGAGCCGTGAAGGTTCCGGTCCCACCGATGGTAGAAGCAATGAGTGCTATCACGAAGATGCTCAGGCATGCTGTCGCGACGATGAGGCCGATCGTACGGGTTCTGGGTACGAGCACGAGCACTCCAGGGATGAGGAACATCCACGCAAGAAGATAATGCGGCTCCGTGGAAAGAAACGCTGCGATATAGTCCAGATTGGCGGAGGCAATCCTATCGTTCGGGGAAACCAGGGCAATCGCACCGTAGATGGTCAGCCATGTTCCCAGGCCGTAGCGTGCCAATCGGAGCAACCAACTGGCGCTCACGGTCGGCTCTGGGTTCACCAGGCAAGCATGACGCAACACCCGAGATCAGGGCCCAGTTTCGTCAGGTCGCACGGATGATGTACTGCAATGCCACGTAGGGGCCGGTGGTGGTGAACGCGGTTCCGGAGCCGTTCGAGCCGGTCGAGCCCGACAGGCTGTGCGTGTGGCCACCGCCCGAGTCGGCCGAGCCGGACATGCTGTGGCTGTGGTCTCCGTCGCTGCTGGTCGAGGATCCGAACGATCCGTTGTTGCAGGTCGATCCACCTGACGCGAGCATGTCGCCCCGAGTGCTGCTGGCATTGGTGTATGAGTGACTGTGGCCGCCACCCGAACCGACCGAACCGGAAAGACTGTGACCGTGCGAACCCGCGCTGTCAGACGAGCCAGACAGCGTGTGGTTGTGGCTGGGCATGTTTCCAGTCGCGAGCGTGACCGAGCCGGTCCCCGTGCTCGCGCGCGTGTACGTTCCACCGGCGCCCATCGGCAATCGGTTGGACATGTTCGGGATGTTGAAGGTGGTGGTGCCGTTGCCCACTCCGTACGCTGTTCCGCACACCACGAACAGATCCGCGTAGATGGTGCGAGAGACGGCTGACCCGTCGCACAGAAGCCAGTTCATGGGCGCACTCGAACCCGCGTATGGCAGAACGGATCCAACCGGTGTGAAAGCGTCGTTCCCTTCGAGGCGACCGATGATTAGCATCACGGGTCCCTGCTGAAGGATGCTGACCCGATCACCCAACTGGATCTGCGTGTCTTGCAGTCGGTTCAACCACGTGTCGCTCGCTATGTCGACCTGCAACCGACGGGATCCACCCACTTCGACTGCCGTCACCACGCCCACGCGCATTGACATCGCGGGAGGTGCGTCGTCCGGCGAGATCTCCGCAGCCAGTTCAGGAACCGAGTCGGTCATGTCAGTGATTCCCTCAACTTCCACTGGATCGGACCGATGCGCAGCGGAACCTTGCCGCCGTAGATGGTATAGCGACCAGACGTGCGAGACTTGGCATCCGTGATGAGAACGACGTCACCAATCTCGTGACCGGGATGTCCGATCGTGTCGAGTGTCACTTCCTGGCGCATCTTCGTGACGCGTGGAAGGATCGTGGCGGCTGCCGTGTCGGCCATGCTCTGCGTGGTGATCAGCGGAGAAGAGAAGCCGTACGGTCGCTTTCCGAAGGGACCCAAGTAGTAGGTCGGCGATCTGGGATCGGTATCCCACAGAACCGATCGGATCGGATCCACGTCGGGATGTTCGCCCTTGACGATCACTCCGCTGTAGGTCTTGTCGCTGTTCAGCGACCTCTCGCTCCTGAGGAGTAATGAAGAATCCCCCGGCGAGTACTCCATCCCCGTCTCCGTCTCCGCGTCCGGCGCGACCACGAGCGTGCCGAGCGGGTCGAAGAAGGCGATGAGGCTGTCCGCTGAAGCGATGGCGCGCACTGCGTCCCACGGATCACTCAATTCGTCGTAGACAACTTCCGGCGTGGTGCTCCCGGTCGTCGTGACGCGAACGGGAACATTCAGTCGGGACGTGACGATATCAGTGATGGCCTGGTAGGTAGGAGTACCTGAGGCAATCTTCCAGGGAGATTCGAACCGGCGCGAGCGGACCGCATCGACCCGATCGAATGCCTTGACCTTGATGACGGTACCCGGCTGATGTGCGGACACGACCGGCTGCACCACGCCGAACACGCCGAGCGGAACCCATTCCGTGGTTCCCGGAGACGTGTCGAGTCCCTTGTAGACCCGGATCTCAGTTCCCTTGGGAGCCAACAGGTCTCGCGCATCGGCAGGAGTCAGCGTGCCGTCCGGATCGACCATGGTGAGATCCAGCGAGCGACGTACCGCGACCTCGTCGATACTCACCGATCCGTCCGTAACAACCGTCAGAGTCGTCACGACGGCATCGCTGTAGAGTACCTCGACCTTGGTGGACCATCGGCGTGCGCCGGAGTTGAGGACCGTGCTGTAGGCGGGGGATGTCAACCACATCAGGTAATCGCCTCGACTTCGAGGTAATCGACCGTGATGACTCGTGCCCGCAGGTCGGCAACGTCATAAGAACGCTGCGGGAAGCGGGCGTAGAATATCTGCCCGTTGGGCGTCTGCACCACCATCGGTGTGGTGCGGGCCAACACCGAAACGGCACTGTTGATCTGACCTGGTGGAACGTAGATGGTGATCTGTCCCGTTCCTGCCTGGAGACCCTCGGTGTCCACGACGGGGAACGAACGTCCGGCCGGACGACTCACTGCGGACGATTCAGCATCGGTTCTGCTGTAGCCGGTCACGTAGGCGTTCATCTCGGCTTCGTCGTCATCGGGATCGCGGATAGCCCAGAACGTACCCTCGATGTTGATGGTCGAAGTGGGACTCACGTCGGACGTGAGGATCGTACCCGTTCCCGGGTCGACGTCGGTGTAGCAGCGGTACTGGACATCAGTTCCGTACGGCATCAGCCGATCGAAGGCCACCACATGTTGATACAGATCCGGCTTGACGCGAGGAATGATGGTGGACCACGTCACACCACCATCATCGCTCCGCTCGACCCGGAGAGTCTGCGTGGCGGCGTATCCACCGATCTGCCAGTTCTGGTCACGACCAGGATGAAACGACATGCGGCTCACGTAGAAGATCTCGCCCGCACCGGATGTGCCGAGAACCTCCACCACCATGCGACCTAGTACCGCATTCGGTGGCGCCAGGTCCGTGACGAAACCCTGGACGTAGGCCGACGTAGAGGCAGTGATCTGGTCACCGACGCTCTCGGAAATAAGGGCTCCGGTGCCATCGTCATGGTCGTACCACCGGATCTTCACCCGGCACGCACGAATGGCCGCTGCGGCCTTGAAGGACGCAACCGCCGTGTAGGCATTACCTGCTGTGACGGGGAACGAGAGCGGCCCCGTAGGCTGGGGCTTGCCGAAAGGAGCCGTGGGAGGAAGGCCAACGGCAGTGCGAGCACTGAGCGCACCACTCGCGGAAGACGTCATCTTCAGCGACGCGAGCAACTGTGACGCCGAGTTGTCTGCCTGGACAGCCAACGTACAGTTGGCATCCACAACCCAGTTCGCCTGGCCGTTCCACTGCAATCCGTCCAGGAAGTTGGAGCGCGCCGTGAGATCGAGCCGAACCCGAGGAACCTGGCTGTCGTAATCGATCTGATCCAGCACTTCTGCCAACGGACCGGACGGGGGCACGATGGATACCGTGAAGTCCGAGTACATCCACGCCGACTGAACCGCGTTCACGTCAGTACAGCGCACGTATGCGCGGTACGAAACCTGATTCGTCAGGGCCGTCACGACCCGGATGGCACGCGCCACGGCGGAGCCGATCACGCCCGAATCCCAGGTGGCCGGTCCTGGGTCGTTGGGGTCAATGGTGACGCCGAACGTGGGGACGATTCTCACCTGGAAGTCACGTTGGGCGTTCACGGAGGTGTAGGTCCACGTCACCAGAGGAGTCGATTCGCCATAGGCAAGTCCTGACGGCGCGGTGACCGCGACCGACGGTGCCACGCTTGCGGTCACAGTCCTGTCGGTGGCCCAGCCGGAACCGGCGCCCGTCGCTGAGCGAGTCATCACCGACCAGGTGTAGGTAGTGCCGGTCGTCCACTTCCCGGCCGGGAAAGGAGCCTTGTAGGGGTTGTTGAGGTCGGTTGTGTTCCAGGTGATCGATCCGCCCCACGCGAGGGACGAAGCGTTCCAGTACTCGGTGGTAGGGCCAGCCCCGTACACCCTGCGCAGGGCCCACGCCTGCTGCGTGTCTCCAGGAGAAACGGCGGTGTACTGCCACGAGAACGTTGCACCGGAAGCGAGATCTGCTGTCGCCCCGTTAGCCGGGGACACGAGCGTCGGCGCGTTCGGCGAGCGCGTCAGGGGAACGACCTGAGACCCGAAGATGGTGTAGGGACCGTTGCCGTTCGAGTAGAGCATGTCGATGCTGTCGCGCTGCGGGTGACGCACCACCTGAACGTCACCATCGTCGCCGAAGGCCGAACGGGTCACCGACGTGGCCCAGGCCGACCATGTCGTGCTGGCCCTGGTGAACTTCGAGTAGATGATGTTGCCGATGGTGGCCCCGTACGCCACCAGGTGAACGTCGTCGGTAGCCGGGTCGATCGCCATCGAGATACCGAGAATGGTGCCGGTACCACCCGGGACGGTCGGTGGATTGCGAGCCGTGACGGTGGTTCCCGATACGTCCCATTCGGACACGTTGATGACGCTGGAACTGGTGGCGGCCCACGCCACCATCAGGAACGCTCCGTCGAAATCGCACACCATCGTGGTGTTTCGGATCTCGACGGACGACGTGATGTTCACGGGAGTCTGCCAGGTCCACACGCCGCCAGAGTAGGTGGACTTGTGGGCGTAGAGCGGGGCCGCGCCTACCGCCGAGGCGACCACGTAGAACAGGTGCGGAGTGGCGGTTGGCGTCTTGCCGTCGCCCGTGTGCGCGAACTCTATGGACCCGTACTGAAATGAAGCACCAGCGAGGCTCGGCCCATGCTGTGTCGCGGTGACCGAAAGGCTTCCGGTCGGGGAGATGGTGACCTGCGCGACCTTGGCGCCTCCAGTGGCGGACATGTCATACGAATCCCTTGCCACCCAGCCTGTGCCGGAACGGAACACCACCAGATCG